ATATAACAGAAGCTACGTTCTGTCGGTTTGATATGGATGCGCCTGCTGGAGAATTATTGCCCCTCGATTTTGAGAGAGCTAAGGATATTGCGATTGGGCTTTGTGAGTTCATCGCTGATTGGGGAGATAGTATTGGAACCTAGTAAGGAATTTTTATTAAGATTTCAGTTAGTTTAACATAAGGGAGGATTAGGTGGAATACGATAGGGGTGTGTTGAGGTACAGGGTTATATTAAGGAGATAAATATGGTTAAGATATGGGAATTGGATTCATTGCCAGAGAAATCGCCTTTTATAAAGACAGAGGTGCGCACCTCCGATGGTTCAGTGGTCATTGAAATAAGTTTTAGAGAGATGGCAGCATCCTCGATAGAAGATACTAATGTTATGGTCTTTACGGATAACGGACGTAGAATGTGTATTGCTCACGATAGCGATGGTGCTTATAAATACTCTATTGATTAGGATGTAATTATGAATATTTATCAGAATGTGGGGAAAATGATAGGTGAAGCAATGGCGCGCAAACAGGACGAGAAAGTTGAAAAGTTGTTTGACTATATGGAGAAGAACCATACGGGGATATTACAGTCATCCCAACTCATAAATAACTGTTATAGGATTTGGAATGGACTGGTGCCAGACGAAGAAGGAGAGTATGAGCCATACTATCAAAGAGCACCGAAGACAGGGGACAAGCTCTATGATGCTGATGTGGTAGTAGATGAGGAAAGATGAGACCTGAAGATTGGGAGAAAGACCACCCGTATTCGGCTGGGGATGATAGCTTTGAAGCTGATGCTGATGCTTACGAAGAGGGGTTAGTTAGGGATTACGCTTGCGAGGAATGTTCTACCCCTGGGTTTATCCATCTAGTTATACCCAGGAAACGGGTAGTCTTCATAGAGGATGAGTGAATGGAAGTTTTCTTATTGGTTAAGGAATCTAATGTTACTAGATGATGGAGAGATAAAGAAGGCTGTTCATAAAGGAGATGACCACGGTTTTGCTGGTGAGGTCATTGGCTACGGCTATGAAATGCTAGAAGAGGTAGCCAAAGCCCAGTTAAAGAAGGTGGTTGAGTCGGGGCAATACAGGGACGTATGGTTTCTAAATAGTGATGGTACTGAGGTAGAGAAGCGGTGTTTGATAGTTCCTGCTGTGGAGTTAGATGAAAGATAATAGTCTATCGGAGTTTATTATTGGGACTGTAACTAGAGGAGATGAAATGACGAAACAGGAAGAGATAGGTGATTATGTACAGTCCTTTATTGAAGGGATAATGGAGGATTGCCAGAGGGCTAAGAGTTTAGGGAAGGGTAGTTTTGATTGGGGTGCTTATCTAGTTATTAGGCAGCAAGAGTTTCGTGAGGGTCTCGCATCCAAAGGGGTAGTCATAAAGTAGCTGATACTACACAAGACGTTGCTGGTTTTAACCATCCTGATATTGTAGTAATTGAATCATTGATAAAGGATGGCTAATGAAATACGATAAACTTGAAGATGGTAACGGATTCACCTTTGACTCTGATAAGGTGACATTAAAGATGGCGTGTTGTGATTGCGGACTCGTTCATTATATGGGTATTACTGTCTTGGAAGGTACGAATGTATCTGTTGGGTTTAAGAGAGACCGCAGGGCAACAAGTCAGTTAAGACGGAATAATTACGGCAATCTATCAAGGGATGGTAAACTACCATTTATATTAAAGGATAAGGGCTAGGGTGCTGTGAATATATTGAATAAGCAGGGTGAGGGCTAAAGACCTCTGTACGTACACCCTAGTTGAACCGCTTATAGGAGAGGGATGATAGAGTCTGAGGAAAAGAAAAAGAGGCTTAACGATACCATAACTCATTGGTGTAAGCATACTAAGGTAGACCATCTTCTCCGAAATGGTGATATTCAGTGGTTAGTAGGTTCAATACTTTCAGAGTTCTATTGCGTGACGTTATGTTGTGGGCATAAGGTTAAGGGTAACGAGGGTGTACATATAGCGTTTAATGATTTTGTGGTTGACAGGGGTGACTCTGAACACGGTGGTGGAATGGGTGAGGTATCGGGCATATACTGTGATGACTGCGCAGAGCACTACAAGAAGGAGATAGGTGCGTGGGAAATATGATAAGAGACTTGCCTAATGGCTGAACATCCTGATGTTTATATCATCTGTTTAAGAAAAAATGATAACTAAATTAAGTGTTACTTTTCTAGTATTAAACCTTTTAGACTACCTCTTAACGGTGTTTCTTGTTAGCAGTGGTATAGGCGTTGAGGGTAATCCCGTTCTATCTCAATTAAATATGTTGGGATTGGGGATTGTTAAAGTATTGGGTGGTTTTCTGGTAGTTTTATTGTTCGGAAGAAAAAAAGGTATGATGAGTGTACTTACTGGTGGAATGGGCGGAGTGGTCTTATGGAATATGACCCTATTATGAAAGAGGAAATACCGGCTTGTGCTTATAAGGAAGAGTCCGAACTGACAGACCGTGAGAAGGATATATGGAACTTGGAGAGGGCGAGGTGTCAGCTAAGTTTCCTTCATTTTCTTGAGTGGGTCAGGATTATCCGCCCCCCGATACCAGGGCAGGTTTCCGAGTCAATTGTTCCTTTAGAATTATGGAAACATACAAAAGAGGTTATCGCTACGCTTCTAAGGGAAAGGCATATATCTGTCCTGAAGGCTCGCCAGATAGGGCTTTCTACTATAATAGCGGTCTATGTGACGTGGTATGCCCTAAGTAAGGTAGGTGCTAATATCCTTTTATTTTCTCAAGGACAGGATGAAGCAAAGTCCCTTTTGAGTAAATGCAGGAATGTTTACGACCAACTACCTAATTTTATGAAATTTAAGTTAGACCCAGATTCCAAAGAGTCAATCGGATTTCCTGCGACCAAAAGTGTAATTAAAGCACTCCCATCTACAACCTCGGCAGGTATTGGTGAAACAGCTTCTATTCTGGTGTGGGATGAACACGCTAAGCACGAATACGCTGATACCAATTATACCCACGCTAAACCAACGATTGATGGTGGCGGTCAAGTTATCTCAGTATTTACCGCTGACCCCAATGGTAATGATAATTTAGCCACAGCGTTATTTGAAGACGCATTAAAAGGAAAGAATGGGTTTTACCCCCTCTTTTTCCCGTGGGATGTTATTCCTGGGAGAAATCAGGAGTGGTACGAACAGACGGAGAGAAGTATTCCTGAGAGAGACCTTGCTAAATTAAGCCCCCAACTCTATATGGCTAAGAACTATCCTGGTTCAATAGAAGAGGCACTCTCTACAGCCACAAGCGTGGCAGTGTTTGATAAGAAAGTTCTCAATATAATGATGGAGGATGTCAGGGGTCATATTAATGAAGGCGAGGAATTTATCAGGGTTTACAAAGACTATCACGTTGGGAATAAGTATGTGGCTGCCTCTGATGTAAGCTGGGGTGTGGGGGCTGACTTTTCCGTTACGGGGGTAATGGATGAACACGGTGATATAGTAGCTGATATAATGTCCAATAAACTAGAACCTGATGAGTTTACGGAACATAGTGTGGAATTGATGAAGCATTATCATAATCCTTGGTGGTGGATTGAAAACAATACCGCAGGCGGTGGCAGGATAGTGATTAAGAAAGCCGTTGAATTAGGTTACAGGAAGCTGGGGCATAAGGGTGATGTTACGTGGTCGCAACTGGATACACCTGAGATGCTCAGTAAGATAGGATTTTCTACCAATGAAAAGTCAAGGATTGATTTGTTTGGTGGATTGATTACTGGTATTAATGATATGCAATTGAGGATTTATAACGAACAAGGGTTGAGACACTTCTTCAATATGATACGAAATTCTAATAAAAACGGCAAGATAGAAGCAACGTCATCTACCCACGACGACTATGTGATTATGGTGGGTATTTGTTTAATGAAGAGAAAGGATATGAAACAGGAGTCAATGAAACCGATTGAAACTTTAACCTTTAATAAACCCAATATACCATCAGTAATACAGAGATTAATTGATAGGAGGCAATATGCCGAAGCGTAGCGACAAGCCAACCATCAAGGAGATTCTAAAAGAATTTGAGTTCTGCAAGAAGCATTATTCTAAACTACAAGCTCTTTATGAGAGGGATGAAAGGTTCTATAATCTTAATTTCAAGGACGAGTTGAATGTTCCAGAGGAATTCCATGCGGACAGAGTTGTCCTCCCCACTGCCAGAGATGTGGTAGATACGGGGGTTAATCATACTAATATAAACAACGCAAGGGTTTTCACAAATAAGAAGGGTACTTCTGAAATTTCAAGTAAATCGTCAGAGATGCTCCGCAAATTGGGGCTTGGGATAATCCACGGAATAAATGTAGAGTCAAGGATAGCCCCTGCTCACGTTGGAGCTAAACATTACTGGAAGCACGGCTTGGCTGTTTTTAAGACTGTCTGGGATGCTGACAGGTGGGTGGATAAACCGCAGAACGCATCTCCTGAAGAAATGGACAAATGGAGGGCAGGTCAGCATCTTTCGCTGCCGATAATCATTCAGGCTATCAACCCCTATCATATAATGCCCGACCCCTACACTGGGGGTGATTACTATACAATAGAATGGTACAAAAGAAAACTCTATGATGTGAAGAGGATATGGCCTAGCTTTAACACTAAAGGCCGTGAACCAGATGCTATGATAGAGACGTTTTCTTTCTGGACAGATAAATACAGGGCAGAGTTTGTAGCAGACGAGTCTATGTTAAAAATTAGGGGTGGCGTTGTTGACCACAAGTATGGTTTTAACCCGTATACCCTGATAGAGTCGGGATTGGGTAGTGTTGATACTGATAATTCCCCTGAAAGCAGATACGTGGGGCTTATGAGGTATATGTACGACCTGTTAGTTTCAGAGTCTACTAATTATACGTTAAATGATATTCTAATGAAGAAAGAGACAATGAAGGGTGGTTACATTACGGGCGCTGATGCTGAATCCCTTGGGGAGATTAAACAGGAATATGGTAAATATTGGCCTGTTGGAGATAAGGATGTAGTATTCCACGATTGGGAGTCGAAGATACCACCAGAGGCTTCTCACCGCCAATTAGCTACTACCCACGATTATATATCGGGGCACGCTGCTCCTAGAAGTGCTAGGGGGCTTTCAGAGGTGGGTGTCAGGAGTGGTGCTGACAGAAGATTAATAATCGCTGAGGCTTCGGCTATTTATCAGTATGCTACACCAGCATTTCAGAATGGGTGGGCGCAGATTCTATCTAAGTGTGCGATGCTCGTTAAGAATGTTATCCCAGGTGACTTTGAGGTATGGACTCGCACACCAACCGATGAGTTTGATGTTCTGGTTAAAAAGAACTTAATCAGGGAACCGTTTAATTACTTTGTTGAGTTCGCCCCTATTTCAGAAGAGGATGAATACCGAAGGCAGGACTCGCTATTAAAGATGTGGAACGGTGGGAATGGTATTACTACTCAAGAGTGGACTTGGGCACAGATGTCCAATGTTGACCCTGAAAAGATGAAACGTGAGCAATCTAAGGAAAGACTACGCAATTCACCTGAACTGGCATCTATGAAAAGTCAGATAATGATTATGTTATATCAACAGGCTATACAGCAAGCAGGGTTGACTGGACAACCTCAAGGGCAGACATCGGGTCAGACTCAGGGACAGAGACCGCTAGTGCCAGGAATACCTGATAGGGCACCATTGGGGTCGGGGCAGGACTTGGATAATCAACTACAGAATCTGGCAAATCAAAACCTCTCTGGGATACAGGGTAGTCAAGGTAGGGGAGGTGGCGGAAATCGCTAACGATTTAGAGTTAATGCAAGAGATAGTGGAAGAAGAACTTGAAATAATGCGAGAGGTTATCGCAGAGGATATAGTCCCGTTGGTAAAATTCAGAGAACAACTGGAAAAGAAAGAGTTTAATAGGGCTTTAGAAGAACTACAGAAATTGGAGGGTGAAGTATAATGGCAGAATTCCCAAGGACTAAACCGTTTTGGGTGAGTGGCAGTAAATGGAGTCAGATTAAAGATACTAGAAATAGATTAGCAAAGGAAGAACTTTTATTCGATGAGTATAAAAGGTTTGGTGGCGCATTAGGCGGTCGTAGATTTATAGAACAAGGATTTCCAACCCCCCCGACGGCTATAACC